GGGTGGGTATCCAGGCGTTGCGCAATGGCCTGGCAGAGGTTTACCAGGTGATTGAGCAGCAGTTTGCCCCACTGATTCAGTTGTATGGCGACCTGAATGCCTTGGTCAAAGCCATCAAGGAAGTGCCCAAGGAGCTGAGCGCCGAGTTCAAGGGCTTGCTCGGTGATGTGAAGGAGTTGAAGGCATTTGCCCGCAGCGGCTATCGCGGCATGCTGGCCAACCTCTCGCAGCAGGTGGAAGCGGCTCGGAATATCGACGTGCCAAAGCTGACTACCGGTAAGGACAGCGTGGCCGCCGTGCAGGCCACTGCCAACCTGGTACAGGACGCGTTGTGGGTGAAGATCGCCCATTGGCTGGCGGACGTACCGGTGGCGACCAAGGCGGTGACCCTAAGCACCACGCCGTCCCTGGCGCAACAGGCGGCACAGCCGGTGCAGCGCCGCGAAGTGCCGGTGGCTGACGATGTGCTGGTGCTGCGTGACCTTCTGAACGAAGCCATGTGGCAAGCCGCATTGAAGGCCGACGCCGGGCACTACGTTGCGCTGAACGACCTGCGCCAACAGATGTTCACGCATCTGACGGCGGTGGCATCGTCCGGTGTACGGCTGGTCAACCTGACGCCAATGCGCAGCATGCCGGCCTTGCTGTTGGCGTATCAACGTTTCGGTGACGCGACGCGAGTGGGCGAGGTGGTGCAGCGCAATCGGGTGGCCCATCCGGGCTTCCTGCCACCGGCGGACCTGCAAGTGGTCAGGGAGTAACCCATGAATGAGCTGGACAATGCCGTCACCCTGACCGTGGATGGCCTGGATTATGGCGGCTGGAAAAGCGTGGAAATCAGCGCCGACCTGGAGCGTCAATTTCGCACCTTTACCCTCAGCGTCACCTGGCAATGGCCCGGGCAAACCCTGACAGCGCCGATCAAGCCCGGCGCCCGTTGCCAGGTGCGCATCGGTTGCGATCTGGTGCTCACTGGCTTTGTGTTCAAGGCCCCCGTCAGTTACGACGGCCAGCAGATCAGCCTGAGTATTCAGGGCGCTTCAGTGACGCAAGACCTGGTGGACTGCGCAGCGATCAACCAGCCCGGCCAGTGGCGCGGGCAAAACTTGCTGAGCATCGTCCGTGCGCTGACGGCCACCTATGGCATCGAGGTGCACAGCGAGATTGCCGAGACCACGCGTTTGCATACCCACAGCATCGTGCCCGGGGAGACGGTATTCCAGTCCATCGACCGCTTGCTGACGCTGTATCGGGTGTTTTCTACCGACGATGCGGACGGACGCCTGGTGCTGGCATTGCCCGGTAGTGCAGGGCGTGCGAATGACAGCCTGGAGCTGGGCAAGAACATCCTTTCGGCTAACGCACCGATGGACTTTGGCTCGGTGTTTTCCGAGTACCGCGTCATCGGCCAACACAAGGGCGATGATCAGAAAAGTGCAGCGGCGGTCAGTGAGGTTTCAGGGATTTCCCGGGATGAAAAAGCCGCGCGAAAACGCGTCACGGTGATCAGCGAGCCGACGCAGTTGACCCCCGAGCTGGCCCAGCAACGCGCCGACTGGGAGCGTGCTACCCGTACCGGAAAAGCCCTGACGACTACTTACACCGTGCAAGGCTGGCGGCAGTCCAACGGCGACTTGTGGCGCCACAACCTGTTGGTGCGGGTGATCGATCCGGTGCTGGGATTTGATCAGGACATGTTGATCTCCAAAGTCACCTGGTCGCTCTCCGACCAAGGTTCGATTACCACCCTGCAGGTGGCGCCGCCGTCCACCTTTGATGCCAATCCGTTGCCATCCGCTTAACCATCAAGGAATTTCCATGAGCCTACTGACTCGCCTGCTGGCGCGTGGCACTGTCGTGCTCGCCCACTCGGCCACCAAGCTGCAATCGCTGCAAATGCGCCTGACCGCAGGCGAAGTGAACGACGACATGGAGCACTTCGAACCCTACGGTTTTACCAGCAACCCGCTGGCGGGGGCGGAAGGCATCGCCACGTTCCTGGGGGGCGACCGCTCCCACGCCATCGTGCTGGTGGTGGCTGACCGTCGCTATCGGTTGCAGTCCCTGGCGCCGGGCGAAGTAGCGATCTACACCGACGAAGGCGACAAGGTTCACTTCAAGCGCGGGCGGGTGATCGACATTGAAACCGGCACCCTGAATATCCGCGCCAGCCAGGCGGTGAACATCGATACGCCGACCCTGACCCAGAGCGGCAAGATCATCTCCCAGGGCGATCAGATTGCCGGCGGCATCAGCCAGATCCGGCACGTGCATGTGGGCGTACAGCCCGGCAGCGGCCAGACCGGCGCGCCGGCGGGAGGCCAGTGATGTTTGTCTCCGACAACCTGAAAAATGCCCTGACCCGTTCGGTGCTGATCAGCCTGTTCACCTGGCGCCGTGCTGCGCCGGATGACGCCGTTGACGATGACGAGCGCTTTGGCTGGTGGGGCGACAGTTTCCCCAGCGTGGCCGACGACCGTATCGGCTCAAGGCTGTGGTTGCTGCGCCGGGTCAAGCTGACCCGCCAGACGCAACTGGACGCCGAATTCTATGCCCGCGAAGCCTTGCAATGGCTGATCGACGACGGGCATTGCAGCGCCATCGAAGTACTCAGTGAGCGCCTCGACGCCCAGCGTCTCAACTTGCGCACGCAGCTGACCCTGGCCGATGGCGAGCGCCTGGACATCAACCCTGATAACAGTTGGCAGGTGATCTATGCCGTTTGAAACCCCTTCGCTGCCGGTGCTGATCAAGCGCACCCAAAGCGACCTGGCCAGCGATTCGCTGCGCCAGTCCGATGCCCAGGTCCTGGCGCGCACACTCAGTGGTGCGGCGTTCGGCCTGTACGGTTATCTCGATTGGATCGCTGAGCAGATCCTGCCGGATACCGCGGATGAATCCACCCTGGAGCGCATCGCCGCGCTGCGTTTGAACCAGGCGCGCAAGGCGGCGGTGGCCGCCAGTGGCAGCGTGAGTTTTACCGCAGCGGCGGGCGCGGTGCTGGATGTGGATACGGTGCTGCAAGCCAGCGATGGTCGCAGCTTCAAAGTCACCGCTGCGGGCACCACCCATGTCGGCCTCAACACCGCCACGGTACAGGCGATAGATGCCGGCGCCCTGGGCAACGCTGACGCCGGGCTGAGCCTGATCGCGGTGCAACCGCTGCAAGGTATTGGTTCGACCTTTACCGTGCTGGCGCCGGGGCTGACCGGCGGTGTGGCGCGAGAAACCCTGGAGTCGCTGCGGGCGCGGGTGATTCGTTCCTATCGCGTTATCCCCCAGGGCGGTTCAGCACAGGATTACGAGACCTGGTCCCTCGAAGTGCCCGGCATTACCCGCGCGTGGTGTCGCGGCAATTACCTGGGGCCGGGGACGGTGGGGGTGTTCGTGATGCGTGACGACGACCCGCAGCCGATCCCCAATACCGCGCAGCTGGCGCAGGTTCAAGCCCATATCGAGCCGCTGCGGCCCGTCACCGCTGATGTGTATGTGTTGGCGCCCGTGATGAAACCGGTGGCTTACCAACTGCGCCTGACCCCCGACACCAGCGCCGTGCGCGCGGCTGTCGAGGCCCAACTGCGTGACCTGCACAACCGCGAGGCCGGCTTGGGCGACACCTTGTTGCTGACCCATATCGCCGAAGCCATCAGCACTGCGACCGGCGAGACCGATCACACCCTCACAAACCCGTTGGCGGACGTTACAGCGGAGACGAATCAGTTGCTGGTGTTCGGAGGTATCACATGGCTGGAGTAAGAACTGCCGGCCAGTATCAGGAACAACTGATCGCCTTGTTGCCCAGCGGTCCGGCCTGGGAGCTGGAGACCGTGCCGCAGTTGGAGACGGTGCTCAAAGGCATCGCCGAAGAACTCACACGCATCGACGCCCGGGCCTGCGACCTGCAAAACGAAATGGACCCCGCGACCGTCAGCGAATTGGTGCCGGAGTGGGAAAGGGTGATGCAACTGCCCGATCCCTGCCTGGGCTTGAGCCCGCTGTACGACGACCGTCGCCTGGCAGTGCGTCGACGCCTGTTGGCGGTGGGCAGCCAGCGCGCCGCGTACTACATCGAAATCGCCCGCAGCCAGGGCTACCCCGACGCCAGTGTCGCTGAACATCGCGCCCCGCGCATGGGCCGCTCACGGTTTGGCGCTGCGCATTTTGGCACCTGGCAGGCGCACTTCATGTGGACGCTCAACACCGGCGGGCGCCAGCACCTGGGGCGGCGGTTTGGGGCGAGTTATTGGGGCGAGCGGTTTGGCGTCAATCCGGGCAATGCCCTGGAGTGCCTGATTCATCGCAGCGCACCTGCTCATACGCAGGTGCACATCAATTATGACTAGAGGGTAGAAGCGTGGATTATCCAAAGAGTGTGCCCAGCGTTGGGCTGGTGAATGGCAAGTTTGTGGATGAAAACCCGGTGACCGGGACGCCGGGGAGTTTGATTCCGGCGGCTTGGGGGAATGGGGTTACGCAGGAGATTTTGAATGTGCTGGCGGCGGCGGGGATCGCGCCGGATGAGACGAAGACCGATCAGTTGGCGCAGGCGCTTAGCGTTTTGAGTGATTGGTTGAAGTTGAAGAACAAGCCGACGACGTTGGCGGGGTATGGGATTACGGATGCCATGCCTGCGGGGGCGGGCGGACTTCTTACTATTCCTGCCGTGGTGAAAGGAAACTCCTCAGAATTAACTTCCACGCAGTTCGTGACACTCGCCGACGCTACGACGGATCGGCCCGATGCGGTCAGATACGGCGCTGGGCTGCATATAAAGTATCCCGATGGTAAGTATGGGTTTGATCTCCTTGCGGGGATTACAGGCGAATGGTTCGGAGTACGTCGAGTTGCAGATGATGGCAAGGGAACTTGGCGCATGTTGTGGCATGACGGGAACTTCAATCCGGCAGCCAAAGCAGATAAAGCAACATCGCTGGCCGGATATGGAATCACCGATGCACTCAAAATCGGTCAGTACGGCTTGGGTTCCAATGTTGCACCGGCCATTGCTATTGATAGCGTGGGCTTGCCGGGTGGTTTCTACTTCTTTGGCGAAGGCAATACCAGTTTTGGCCAGTATGTAGGCTTGGTGAACATTCCTTATGGCAGCGGCAACTATGCTGGGCAATTAGGCTTTCAACAGGGCAGTGGTGAGACAGTCATCCTCGTTCGCGGGTGCGATAACTCCGGCAAATGGAACCCCACACGTACCCTGTGGCATGACGGCAACCTCAAATCGAGCGATTTTTTGCCGGTCGGCACTTCGATCCAGTATGCAGGCCCTGATGTGCCAACTTGTTTGCGGCCATTGGCATTTTTTACGGCGCGGGAGATGGCAGTACTACCTTTAACCTGCCCGATAGCCGTGGCGAGTTTATTCGCGGTTTTGATGATGGGCGTGGTGTTGATCCACAGCGCACGCTCGGTTCTTTGCAACTCGACTCGATGCAGGGCCACTGGCACGGGCCGCGACCTGGTACATCCTTGAACGGCAGCCCAGGTAACTGGAACGGTGTGGGGGGCGGTTCCAACGCGACATTCAATATCGGCAGCACCGGTGACCCCGTTACCAACGGCGTTAATGGCGTACCTAGAACCAGCAATGAAACGCGTCCGCGCAACACTTCCCGTCTCATGTGCATCAAGTATTGAGGTCAATCATGACTACTTCTGCCCCTGTTATTTATCAGGCACACCCGGTAACGGGCGAATACATCGGAACTGCTTTTGCTGACCCCGATCCACTTGTCGAGGGGGGCTGGCTTATCCCCTCCATGGCTTTCAGTGAAGCCCCGCCTGTAACTGAGCCCGGCTTTGCTGCGGTTCACGTTAAAGATGCTCAAGCTATCTGGAGCCTGGTTCCGGACCTGCGCGGCCTTGTGTATCGAACGGATACCGGCGAGGAGATCCAATGGCAGCAGTTAGGTGAGTTGCCGTTGGAACTTACCTCGCTGAAACGCCCCGGGTCAGATCACGTTTGGGATGGCTCGTCCTGGCATCTCGATGAAAAACTGAGGAGCACGAACGAATGTGAATCCGAACGACTCTGGCGGGCTTCGGAAATCGACAGTATCAAGTGGCTTCGCGAGCGCCATCGGGATGAGTCCGACCTGAAGCGAGATACCACGCTGACAGAAGGACAATTTGCGCAACTGCTGGCTTATTTCCAACTGTTGCGTGATTGGCCGCAGCACTCGAAGTTTCCAGTCTCCGAATTTCGACCGGTTAAACCGGACTGGATGGTTGGCCTTGTACAATAGTGTGGTGCTCGTGAGTTCGGAGGTTTTTTCATGCCGATAACCCAGAATGATCTTGTGCAAATCATGCCCAACGCCCGCGCCCTAGCGGGCGTTTTCGTATCTGCGCTGAACACAGCTATGTCCAATCGGCAAATCACCACCCCCAAACGCATCGCCGCCTTCCTCGCCCAAATCGGCCACGAATCCGGCGAACTGCGCTACGTACGTGAACTGGGCAGTGATCAATACCTGAGCAAATACGACACCGGCACCCTGGCCGCCCGCCTCGGCAACACCCCCGAAGCCGATGGCGATGGCAAGAAATACCGTGGCCGTGGCCTGATCCAGATCACCGGCCGACGCAACTACCTGGCGTGCAGCCAGGCGTTGTTCGGCGATGAGCGTCTGTTGCAGCAACCGGAGTTGCTGGAGCAACCGCAATGGGCCTGCGAATCCGCCGCGTGGTTCTGGCAGAGCAATGGCTTGAACGAACTGGCTGACAAGGACCAGTTCACCACTATCACCCGGCGTATCAATGGCGGCCTCAACGGTCTGGAGAACCGCACGCAGTTGTGGGCCCGGGCGAAGGCGGTGTTATGGGCCTCCTGACGTCGTATCGCCTGCTTGGCTTTTTCCTGTTGGTGGTGGTCTCGGCGGGTATTGCCTGGCAGGTACAGGCTTGGCGGTATGGCATCCAACTTGAGCGCCTGGAGGCGCTGCATGCCGAAGCGCTGAGCCAACAAAGCCTGTCGGCTCAACGTCAACAACAGGTGGAACAGGACAAACGGCTGGCACTGGAACAACAACTCAGCGCCAGCGACCAACAACACACCCGGGAGCTTTCCGATGCACAGCGCGATCAGGCTCACCTGCGGGATCGCCTGGCCACTGCTGATGTGCGGTTGTCAGTCCTTCTCGACGCCAGCGACTCAGCCAGCGGCTGCCCAATGCCAGCCACCGCCACCCCCGGCGGCGTGGTTCATGGCGCCCCGCGAGCCCGACTTGACCCGGCGCATGCTCAACGAATTATCGGCATCACCGACGACGGCGATAACGCCATGATCGCCTTGCGCGCCTGCCAGGCGTATGTCCGGGCCGTCGCGCGTTAGTCTCTTGTAACTTGCATGGCCCATGGGCTCCTGTAGGGTAGGCAAACGCCCGTCCACTCCAGGAGATGACCGTGAAGGAAATTACTCAACTCGCCGCTGAACTTGGTCGACGCTTGCAGGTTCTCAATGCCCACGTCACAACGGCCGAGTCGTGCACCGGCGGCGGCATCGCCGAGGCGATCACGCGGATTCCCGGGAGTTCGGCCTGGTTCGAGGCGGGCTATGTCACGTATTCCAATCGCCAGAAGACCCGGCAGTTGAATGTGCCGGAAGCGCTGTTCCCCAAGGTCGGGGCCGTCAGTCGCGAAGTGGTGGAGGCGATGGTCCGGGGTGCCCAGGAGAAAAGCCTGGCGCGTTTTGCCGTGGCAGTCAGCGGCGTGGCCGGCCCCGATGGCGGTTCGCCGGACAAGCCGGTGGGCACCGTATGGCTGGCCTGGGGCGTGGGCGATGAGGTTACCACCGAGCTTGAACACTTCCCTGGGAACCGTGACGAGGTCCGCCGACAAACGGTAAAGGCCGCGCTAGAGGGCTTGTTGCGACGAGCTGCAGCAGAAATAGAAAATCAGGGGTAGGCGATCACGGATCTTTGTGGAACAATACTGTCTACTTATACAGGTGTTGGCCGCCAGGCCTTAT